TGACAACCCGCGGCCCCATCGGAGACATAGGAGATGGCATGGCTGCCGTCACTGTTGTCGGTACTCTTGCCGACTTGCTTCCAAGCGTAGCAGCACTCCTGGCGATCGTCTGGGGCATTATCCGGATATACGAGTGGGCGCGCATCGCGCTCTTGGGCAAACCTCCAAGGAAAGGGACTTAGACATGAGAGTGATTCTTGTTGCTGCGGTGGTGTTGGTTGCTCTGTTCTCAATGCCTGAAGTAGTAAATGCGCAGGCGATGTGCGCCCCGAGGGAAGTCGCCATTGCGCAGCTTGGCGAAAAGTACGGCGAAACGGTTCGATCCCGAGGCATGGACGCGCGGGGCCTGGTAGTCGAAGTGTTTGTCTTCGAGGAAACCGGCACCTGGACGTTTTTATTCACGCAGCCGGACGGCATGGCGTGCATAGGGGCTGCTGGCGATGCTTGGGAGAATGTTGACCCCGCACCGGCAGGAGACGGCGCTTGAGGCATCTCGTCAATATCGCCGCCACCGCCGATCTACAGCAGACACTGGCTGATCTCGCATTGCTTGGCGCGGTAACACCCACAGGCACGACAGAGCGCCGGGTGGAGGTCGAGGCACCTGCCGCGTGGGAGGAGTTGATCGAGGGCGTGGAAGGCGTGGCGTCCTGCTGCGACCTCAATCAGGCAACGATTAGGCAAGATCTGCTGAACGTCTCACTCAATCTCTTGGCGGCGGGCCAGTGGGGGCCTGCCTACATCTCGCACCGGGACGATCTAACCGCATATGACCGAGACGCTACAGGGCTTGGAGTTCGCATCTACAGCGTGGATACGCTGGCCGATCCGGCAACGCCTGATCTTGGTGGACGGGCGCAGGTGATCCACAATCCAGATGGCCTGCCGCTCGACGCAGCGACCCAGCACGGCACGCTGACGCTGGGCTGGGCTGGCGGTACAGCTTATGGTGTCGCGCCCGATGCAGGTCTTTTCAACTCGGCGGCATGGAACGGAAACGGTGTTGGTTCATTGACTTCTATCCTCGCGGCCTTTGATGCGGTGGCCGATCACATCGAGGCGAATCCTCCTGCTCTTACACCAGTGGTGAATGCCTCTCTGAGCATCACCGGGCAGGGGCTGGGCGATCCTACAATTGCAGTGATCGACAGATTGCGTGCGCTCGGGGCCATAGTTGTGGTATCATCCGGTAACGACTCGATTACGCTGGGCGCGATTTTCACGGTGAACGTATGGCCAGCGATGAACCCGAACGTGGTGACGGTGGGAGCCCATGACAAACTCAGCGTAAGAGCAGACTTCTCCAATCAAGGGGGCGTTGTTGATCTCCACGCCCCCGGAGTTCAATGCTCCGCCGCAAATCAAATCGGACAGGTTGTCACGGCAGACGGAACTAGCATTTCAGCCCCTTTCGTTGCTGGAGCGCTCGCTTGTGCAATCCAAGCGGGAGAAGCCGATCCGGTAGCTTGGCTTCTCTCCCAAGCAATCCCCGGAATCCTGACCAACGTCACCAGCGGGGCCGCCATAGTGGCCCACAAGCCTGCAACCATCCTATCTGGTCCTGTCCCCGGCGCTACATGGCGGCCTAATCGTAGGCGTACTGTTAACGGGGGCACCTTCGCCCAGCGCCCATCTGGCCGTCTCAAGGCTGACGCTGGCCGTCATAGCTTCACGTATTCCGCAACCAATCGACTTGATGGAGGCCACGTAAATGGCTGATTTCGACCTGATTCAATTCGCTCGCGGCACTGCCGCCGAGTGGGCGCAGACCAACCCTATCCTTGCCGCTGGTGAGCCGGGCTGGGAAGAGGACACCGGCAAGCAGAAGATCGGTAACGGATTGGCTGACTGGAACAGTCTGCCATACACGGCGACCGGAGTGCAGGGACCGGTAGGGCCGGCGGGCCCAGCGGGACCAGCGGGACCAGCGGGACCAGCGGGGCCAACGGGGCCGCAAGGGCCGGCAGGCAGTGGCGGGGCTGGCGGCGTGTCGTTTTTCCTCGCGCTCAACGCTGTGAGCACGACTGGTTCGTACGAGATCGACGTGACCGGGCTGAAGCGGCTAACCATCGCCACGAACGATGCGATTTTCTCGGGCGGTAGCGGTGTTCTGGTACAGCTGAGCGCAGATGGTGGGCTTACGTGGTTCGAGGCCACCGCTGACTACTCCCGCGTCAGCAACGGAACCGCTGTGAAAGTTCCGTACATGATGCTCCACGGGACAGCCTCCGGCCCCAAGAAGGTAGCAGCAGTGATCGAAAACCTCGACACTCCGGCCCCGGCTTTCATGCGCGCCGTAGACTTCGTTGATCAGCGGCGCACGTGGGACACGATCCACAACGCTAACGTCAGTATCAACCGTATTAAGATTCTAACCGATCCCGGAGTTTCAGGGATTGTTTTTTTCGAGGGTTCGTGAGGAGCCGCACTACACCTTAACTGAAGGAGACTTGACCATGGAACACGGTGCAAAACTAGCAGGCCAAGCCCGCCACTTGCTTGGCATCGTTGGTGCGGCTCTTGTCGCAGGCGGGTATGCCGATGAAGGCGTTATTCAGGAGATCGTCGGCGGCCTGATGGCTCTTGTGGCGATGGTCTTGTCGTGGACCAGCCCTGCTAAGAAGGTAGGAGAGGGGGACGAGGCATGATGCGCATTCTCTTGCTTACATCCGCGCTGACTGTGGCCGGATGTGCGGCGGATGGCGGGTTCACCGGAAGCCCTCACGGGTACAGCGGCAAAACCGACAGCCCCTTGGTGGACATGTTTGGTACGCCCACCATTCTCCAGCCTGGCGAGACTGCTCTGCACAGTGAGTATGGCGCCGACGGGAGTGTGGCCGAAATGCCCGGAACGTATTCGGTCGACATTGCTGGCAACGTTACGGCTACCGGTTACCCGGCATACTGGATGGCTCTCGCGTCGTTTTGCGCTCGCGCTCCCGCGGCACCCATCTGCGCCAACGAGCCGTGAGTTTTACCGGCGGCGTTTCGGCGCCGCCGGATCCGACTGCTTGCAAGGAAGGGCGCTTCATGGGAGCTTCCAAAGCAAATATCACGATTGAGAAACGCACCGACATATACCGAGGGCTGCTGGACAACAGAATATCCATGGTCAAACTGGCCAAGCATTTTGACGTTAACAGGGAGACAGTCACAAGGGCTCGGCGTCAGCTTATGGAGGCGGGGTTTAAGGCGCTGACGGCTCCGGCCGAGTGCGTGGTGCCGGAGACCTCGGTCGAACCGCCGGAGCCTGTTGAGGTTCATGATTCATCGTTTTGGCGCAGTCAGGCTAAGCGTCTGGAGAAGGAGCAAGGCAAACTGGCGCGGCTGATAGAGGAACTAGGCGGTGTTCGTGACCTACCCACAAAGATCCCGAACTGGTTAAACCGCGCTCGCAGCGACAGGAAGGGCCGGGCAGTTATCGGCTGTCTGGTGTCTGACATTCACGACGGCGAAGTCATCGATCCGGACGAGATAAACGGGGTGAACCAGTTTAACCCCGACATTTGTTCGGAACGATTGCACCGATATTTCTCCGCGGCGACGATCATAGGCAATCGCTGGGCTGAGGATTGCGCGGTGGAAGGCGTGTTGCTGTCGCTGGCCGGAGACATGATCAGTGGTGACATCCACGAAGAGTTGCGTATTACGAATGCGTTCACCAGCCACGAGCAGGTACAACACGTTCTCGGGCTGTTGATTGCCGGCGTCAATACGCTCCTCGAAGCATACCCGGTCGTTCATGTTGTGGCGGTGCCCGGTAATCATGGCCGATCGACGGTCAAGCCCACAGCGAAGAACTACGCAGTTCTCAGCTATGACATGCTGATCGCGTCAATGCTGGCGCGGCACTTCGCCAACGACAAGCGGGTAACGTTCCAGGTTGGCAAGTCCAAAGATCAGATCACGCCGGTTTTCGGGCGGACAGTGCTCACAACCCACTTCGACAAAATTGGCACGCGCGGAGGGCAGGGTTTTGCTGGCCCAATGCTTCCCATAATTCGCGGCGCCAAGAAGATCATCGAGCAGCAAGGATCGGTCGATCGTCGACCGGATCTGGTTCAGGGCGGGCACTACCACTCTACCGGCAACCCATATCTCGGGCCTTTGCCGATCCTGGCGAATGGTAGCGTGATCGGTGTCAGCGAGTACGCGGATGACCTCCGTGTGGCCGTGGAGCCGCCACAGCAGTGGCTTTACTTGCTGCACAGCCGTTGGTGGTTGCGTGAGCGGCAGCCGATCATCTTGACTGATCTGAAGAAACCGGAGTTGCCTCGCGTGCGGATATCGGCCGGAATGGCGAGGGCGTAATGGATCCGGCCAGTGTTTTTGACGATGACGAGATGAAGCCGAGCGAGGTTGTTGCGCTGGAGCGTCGGCTCGTCGTCGCCAAACGGCTGTTGGCGATCAAGGAAGCAAAGACGAGCCTGGCCAAGTTCATCGCGCTCATGATGCCGGATCCGAACGATCCGGATAACACCGACAAGACGCTCTACCAACGCACGCCGCAGGGTGATAAGCTGTGTAGGATCATAGAAGAGACCCTGGCCGGTAAGCGCCAGCGCACCGGAGTGTCAATGCCTCCTCAGCACGGAAAAACGATGCATTTGCCAGTCATGGGCGTTGCGTGGCTGATGGGCAACGACCCGACGGCGCCGTTCATCATGGCAACTTACAACGAAACGCGTGCCGGCGAGGTTGGCGACGAAGTTCTTGCCGTGATGAAAAGCGCGGCGTACCGCCAGGTTTTCCCAGCGGTGCAACTCGACCCCAGCAGCAAGTCCAAGACCTTCATGCGAACGACGCTCGGAGGCAAGATCGCGCTGACCGGTCTTGGCGGCACGATTACCGGCCGCGCTGCGAAGTATTTTTTCATCGATGATCCGATCAAGGACGACGAGGAAGCGCAAAGCGACACGCACCGAGAGAAGCTATGGAACAAGTTTTTCTCGGTGGCGTACTCCCGCGGCGGCAACAAGACCGCCATAATCGTGTTGCATACTCGCTGGCACGAAGATGATCTGCTCGGGCGTCTGTGCGACGACGACCACCCGGAGCGCAAGGGTCGGTTCCGTGGCATCTCGAAACACTGGGAGTATATCAATCTGCCAGGTGTTGTTACCGACCCCAAGATGGCAGAAGACCTCGGACTGACGCTGCAGAAGCCTGTGGCGCCGGTCGTGGTCGAACAGTTCGGCGACAAACCGATGGCGGCGTTGTGGGCGCGGGAGAAGAACCTCGACCACTTCGCGCAGTGGCGCCAAGGTGACAGCCGAACGTTCGACGCGCTGGTCATGGGTAAGCCTTCACCGGACGAAGGTGTGTATTTCATGGAAGACTGGCTCGTCGAGTACGAGCCACATGAGCTGCCGCTGCCAGACGATCTTCGTGTTTTCGGCGCGTCTGACCACGCAGTTAGCGTCAAGCAGGGCCGAGACTATACCTGCCTTGGGTGCATCGGTGTTGATAAGGATGATAACGTTTGGGTTCTCCCTAGCCTCGTGTGGGAGCGGATGGAAACGGATAAAACCGTAGATGAACTGCTACTTCAGTTCAAGACGCACAAACCGCAGTTGTGGTGGATGGAAGATGAACTGATATCAAAGTCCTTCGGCCCGTTTCTCAAGCAGCGCATGATGGAGGAGAGAACCTACACGACGCTTTCGCCCGTGAGACCCGCCAAAGACAAAGCAACGCGAGCGAGAGCCATTCAGGGCCGTATGGCTATGAAAAAAGTGCGTTTTCCGCGCTCAGCGCCGTGGTGGGCGCGGGCCAAAGCACAACTTTTGCGGTTTCCGAACGCAGCGAATGATGACTTTGTCGATTGGTTAGCGCATATTGGTCAAGGACTGCTGAGGTTGCACGGCCCATCTAACTCGACAGAGAACGACGAATCAAATGTCGTTTCGATCGGGTCGATCGAGTGGATCATGCGCAGCGCCAGGAAAAAAGCGGAGCGAGGCAAGCGCCTGGCCGGCAACGAGGGTTGGTGAGAATGAGCGAGCATGACGAAATTGACGGCGTTGAGCAGGAGAGTTCCGAGAACGCAGTCTCGGAGTCTACTGATCTCAGCATTCCGGAAGATGAAAAAAAGAACGTATCCCGCTGGCTCGAGCGCATTATGCGGGCCGAGAAGGTCCACAGCAAGGCGTTCAAGCGCATGCGGAAGTCTATGGACTTGGTGGCGTTCGGTGGTAACAAAGCGTGGGCTGAGAGCGATAAATACACGGTTTCGATCATCGCTCGCCACATCAATTTGGCGGTTGCTCAGCTCTACGCAAAGAACCCCAAGGCATCCGTCACCCGCAAGCAGTTGATGTTGCATCAAGTGTGGGACGGGTCCATGGACACGCTGCAGACCGCGTTGTTGCAGGCGCAGACCGGCGACCCGGTGGCGGTCGAGCAGGCCACACTGCTGCTTCAGGACATCCAGGCAGCGAAGAACTACAATCTGCTCGCCGACCGCACTGCCAGAACGCTGGAAATCCTCTGGGATCACGTGCTAGACGAGCAGACACTTGGCACGAAAAAGCAGCTTAAAGCGTTGGTTCGGCGCGCGAAAGTTAACGGCGTTGGCTATGTCAAGATGGGGTTCCAGCGCGAGTTCGAGCCCACGCCAGAGCTTGACGAGCGCATTCAAGACAACACGCAGCACATAGCGCACGCTGAACAGCTCGCTCGCGAAGTCAACCGCGGCGATGTTGAGAACGATTCCGCCGACATGGCAGAGTTGAAGTCCACAGTTGACGGGCTGCAGCAACAGATTCCGCTTGTCCGCGAAGGCATCGTGTTTTCATACCCCAAATCGACCAGGATTATCATTGACCCTGATTGTGACAGCCTTAAAACGCTGTCTGGTGCGAAGTGGCTCGCCGAGAAAATTTTCTTGACCGAGCGCCAGATCGAAGAGGTGTATGATGTTAAGCTCGAGGGAAAGCGCGCCCAAGCAATCAAGGCGCTCGACCTTGAATCCGACATGGAGGGCGACAAGGGCGCTATTCGTGTCTACGAGATACAAGACCGGATCAGCGGCATGTTTGTCACGATTTGCGAAGGTCACGATGGTTATCTGAAGGCGCCTGAACTGCCGCCGGTGTTTCTGGAGCGCTTCTACACGATCTTCCCTTTGGTTTTCAACGAGGTGGAGCACGAGACGGAACTGTTCCCGGCGTCCGACGCCTGGCGCGCTCGGCATATCCAGGACGAGTACAACCGGGCGAGGCAGGGTTTGCGCGAACACCGCATTGCGGCGCGGCCGTACTATGTTGCTCGCGCCGGCGTTTTCGAGGACGACGAGAAGAACAGGATGCAGAACCGATCTGCGTTCGAGCTTATCGAAGTCAAGGCGCTGCAGGACAATCAATCTGTTGACGCTGTGCTTCAGCGCGGCCCAGCCGCTCCGATTGACCAAAACCTGTACGAGACCGCCAGCATCAACGAAGACTTGCTGCGCACCGTCGGTGCGCAGGAAGCGAACCTTGGCGGCCTGTCCGGTGCTACCGCGACCGAGAGTTCCATTGCTGAGGGCAGCCGCACGTCGGCCGTGGCCGCAGATGTAGACGATCTCGATCAGCTTTTGACGGATCTGGCGCGTGCCGGTGGCATTGTGCTGCTCATGGAGATGTCCAAGGAAATGGTTATCGAGATTGCCGGCCCCGGCGCTGTGTGGCCGGACGCTCCCCCGAGCCGGTTGGAGCTGGCCAAAGAGCTAATGCTCGACATCAGGGCCGGATCCAGTGGACGGCCGAACCAAGCGGCAGAAATTGCGAACTTGGAACGCGGCGCTCCGCTCTTGCTGCAACTCCCCGGCGTATCGCCAGAGCCCCTGGCACGGAAATATGCCGGACTGCTGGACCTAGACCCTGACGAACTGTACCAGGCCGGCGCGATGTCGATAGTGGCACAGAACCAACTTGCCGGCGCTGCTCCGCCGCCGAACGGCTCGGTTCCCGCCGCGCAAGGCGGCCAGGGTGGGGCGCCGGCGAGTTCCGCGCCGTCTACCACTCCCCAGCCAGGATTTACCCAGCCCGGCGGCGACTTGACCAGCTAAAATTGCGCCAGTGTTCGTCACTGCTTGCAAACGGCACTGGACTATAGAGCCCCGCGACAGCCGAAAGGCCTTCGTGGGGTTCGATTTTCCTTGACACGAAATCAGGGCTTGCAAACTGATTCGTTTTGCCGGATTATGTGAGAGCAAAATCCGACAAACCGAAAGGATCTGGTGTGCCGGAAGAAGGTATCGACGCAGAAGTCACGGAATCGTCGACCGTGGAAACTCAGGACGTAACTCCCGCGGAATCGTCCCCCGCGGAGCCTGCCAAGGACGCACAAGTTGCGGAATCGTCCCCCGCTGAAGGCGAAAAAGAGCCGGACTTTGTTGGCATTGTCGACAAGGCCCTCGGCACCGAGGAGCCGCCGGCCTCGGGAGACGATGGTGGGGAAGCAGGGTCGAAAGAACCTGAAGCCCAGAAAGTTGAGGCCGAGGACGGTCTCCCTGACGACCCAACCGAGGACGAGCTGAAAGATGCAGCTCCGCGTACTCGGCGCCGGATCGAGCACTTGCTTGACCAGCGGAAGGGGCTGAGGGAGGCAGTTGACGCTCTCAAACCCGCAGCCGAGCAGTGGGCGACTATCGACAGTTACCGGCAGCAGCAAAACCTCAAACCTGAGTATGTTGCCAACGCGATTCAGATCGCGGCGCTGATCGAGAACGAACCTGCTAAGGCGTTCCAGGTGGTCGAAAGACTTCACGGGATGCTTGCTCAAAAAGTCGGCGTATCGCTGCCGGAAAACCTCCGGGATGCGGTCAAAACGGGCGAGATCACTCGGGAACATGCGTTCGAACTTTCGCAGGCAAAGGCACAAGCCAGTGTTCTGCAGGAGCAGAGAGCGCTCGACACGCAACGTCGGGAACAG